ATGAGCAAATATATATACAGCCCTTCCCATAACGCGTTTTATCTGACTGTATTAAAAACAGAGTATGAACTGTCTGGTAACTGGCCCGAAGATGGTGTGGAAATTAGCGATAATTTATTTATCGAATACACATCGACACCACCTGACGGGAAAGAACGTGGAGTTGGAGACGATGGCATGCCGTGCTGGGTAGATTTACCAGAACCGACAACCGAGGAGTTAATTGCTGCCGCAGAAAGCAAACGACAGCAATTAATCAATGAGGCTAATACCTGCATCAATAACAAACAATGGCCCGGTAAAGCTGCAATTGGCCGCCTGAAAGGCGAAGAACTGTCGCAATACAATCTGTGGCTGGATTACCTTGATGTGCTGGAAGCCGTTGATACATCCAGCGCACCGGATATTAACTGGCCTGTTCCCCCGGAACTGTAGGCCATACGGGTTTTGTTGTATCAACGCGCATCAGCAAAACCCGGTATTTTATCCATTCAGCCAGTTCTGTGGTTTCCCGTTCTGTCGCGATTCCGGCGTCAACAGCGTCCTGCCTCCAGATTATTTCGGCATCTGCGGTTGCGCGTAACTGGCTTCTTATTGCTTCGGCCTCCGCTATTTCTTCTTCAGGTGATGGAGGGGGAGTGTCTGTTAATACCGGATGATTGCTGGCATCGTTCGACCACACTTTACCAGCAGGTAAATCTCCCGTTTTAAACGGGTGCTCATCATCATCAATCTCAATACAACCAGATAAGTCATGTATGTCCGGCAAAGCCTCATTACAGTCAACCGGATTCCAGTACCACATATTAATATCCCTCCGCAGTGTAATACCCTGTAAATGACGTTCCGTAGGCCGTTGATGGTGATGAGCCAAGCGTTATGTCCATAGTTGCCATAGAAAAGCCCGTCATGCCGATTTGGGCGGGGTTAGCAAACTCAAAATTGTTATTCGTATTCCCGTTCTCAGTGACATAGATCCCGTTAAATTGCGTCGTAAAACTGATCGGATAGTTAACTCTTGCTCCCGTTGCAGGGGTGCTGATTAAAAGCGGGTTTGAGCTATCCCACGTTTTCCCTACTCGTTTAAAGCCGTCGCTATAAATCTCATACCACCCGTTTGCGTTCTGCCCCTTACTTACGAGGAAACGGGGCGTTTTTGCCAGCTCCCCCAAACCAAGGTTTGCGAGAGCCGTTGCAACTGCGCCATCGGACTTAATATCACCGAACGGATTCTGACGTTGCAGGAACAGCTTTTTAAGTGCAGCCAGAATTTGCGTATTGTCCATTTTGTCAGGATCAAGCCCTGCGGCTCTGACAATATTAATCAGCTCACTCTGAATGATATTGAACCAGTCAGGCCCCGGATAAGTCGGAGGTACGCCGTTACCACCCTCAGTAAAGAACAAATCGGTCAGGCTGCTGACTGGCGACGGTTCTGGCATGACCGGAACGCCTGTCGGGTTATCGACATAAAACATCAGTTATCTCCTGCATAATAAATATAATCGTAGGCCGTTCCGGCCAGCCGGTATTTCGTCATCACACACTCCAGTTCGCGGGCACGATCACTCAGCAGAGGCGTCATAACGTTATCAATGCACGTAAAACGCCCGCCACTAATACCGAGCACATCAATCTGTAAAATCCAGCGATAACGCGCCGGATAAAGTGGATACATGCAACTTCGCAGGCAGTGGTGAGGAAGGATCACATTCACGCGAATAGTAAACCCAAGAGCCGCAGCAACCGCTTCAATCTGCCACGGGGCCAGCCCGCCTTTACGGTGGTATTTCTCCACTACAGCGCGACGGCGATCCTCTATTGTGCCGGATGCCTGCTCACATTCAGGTAACTCCAGATATTCTTCCCATTCCTCCAGCAATAAAAAGGTGGTTTCTGGCCGCATCTCCGGCAGCAGCCGTTCCGCATCAAATTCAGCCTGGCTTAAACGCCTGGCTAATGCCCGTAAAAAGCGCGTTAAATCGTTGTCATTATCACGCGACCATGCCTTGCCTCGTGGCATGACCTGCCATAGCGCTCCCAGCCATTCATCTACGCTGTGAGCCATGTAATCACCCCAACGGTTATCAGTTCGTTCTGATCGCAGGTAATATCTCCATCAATATCAAGTGTGTAATCCGTTACGCCTGAAGCCGTACCAATTGCAGTACGCAGTGCAGAAACGCCCATTGTCTGACCCGGTGCCATTGTCTGCTGGAGGATCAGCAACCGGGCCTCTACTGACTGACGTGTGGCCTGAGTGTCCGGCGTCAGCCGGATAGCAAGCGGCACCGGCTTCAGATGAAGTTCAACCGGCCAGACTTCAATACCGCCAGGCTTGCCGACGAAGTTACCCGTTGCCGGATCAGCGTGACGAAACAGATAAGCTTCCATATCGGCTCTGTCCTGAAACGTTGGGGTGATATCTTCACGGCCGTCGTATACCCATGCCAGACCAACAGTACCCGGACCATGCCAGACGTCCCACGACCATGCGCGGCTGACGCCCGCCATTTCACGCGCCCAGATAACGTAATCATGCAGTGCACCACCAACAGGAGGATTGCGCTTACGGTACAGCAGGCGGTCAAGCACCTCGGCTACAGGCTCAATATCAGCGCCTCCGGTCAGCCCGCCAGAACCCACAATGCCATCACTTTCCACGCCGGGAACAGGAGAGAGCAGCGTCATGGTCTCGCCTTCAGGAAGATTACCGGCAACACCAGCGTCGCTGGCCTGCACTGTGACCATAACCTGGCCGTTCTGCGGCATCCCGGATGCAACGACCAGATACAGCACACCGGATGATGTCTGCATCTCGGTGTCTTCCGGAATACTCGCCAGTCCGGGGAATATCACCGGGCCACCAGAGAATGTCGCCTGCTTACGGATCACACCCTCACTGGCTGCAATCTCAATAATTGTGTCGTCATCCGCTTTTACTGACGGGATGATCTGGTCTTTTATCCAGCTCTGATGGTCATAAAGGTCGCGTACCTGACTGCTGAACGTCACATTCAGTGCCTTCTCCACACCCACTGGCGGGAGTGTTTGCAGACCCAGCTCAATCGCAATGTCTTTCTCACCGTCGGCGATAAGCTTACGAAGCGCCGGAATATCAAAGGGCATGCTCTGTCGCCTCCCAACGTTTACTGATTTCAATACGCAACTGCGTCTTGTCCGGGCGGCTAAGGATGACAATAAAATTGATGCGGTCAGCACCACTGATTACCGCCGTCACACTGGCTGTTCTGGCATAACCCGAACGCAATAAGGGTTGCATGGCAAGACTGGCATAATCCTCAACACGCTGGCGCACCGTCTCTGTCAGCTTTTCGCGGTCAAGTAACCAGAGCTTTGAACCCCACGGATACGCACTGAAGGTGTCCCCCGGCCACCCGCGCGGGTCGCCGGTGTTATCTGGAATGACATCATCGTCATCAGCTCGGGTATCGGTGAACAGGCATATCAACACCAGTGTGACCAGCCCCTCATCCAGAGTGAGGCCATCATGCGTCACCGTCAGCTCGCCGCGCGACAGCTGGTTATTCCAGGTGATCCCGATAGTCATTTCGGCTCCGATGTTTTTTCGCCGTCACCGTCTATATGGAAATGCTCAAGGAAGGATTTTTCACCTACCACAATATCCTCCGAGAATTCTGACGGCCCGTTTACTTTGAACTGAGCTGTAGTTATCTCGAATAAGTCAGTGGCGGTGTAATTAACCGTTTTTACTCTTACTTCTGCCACGCCGTCTTTCTTCAGAATAACCAGAGCCTGACCGTCTGCGTGATAGATGCAGACATCACCGTCCTTCAGTCCTTTCGGACGACAGCGTTTATCTTCGACGGCAACTGCCACCAGACCTTCACGACGCCCTCCGACTGCAAGCACGATGGCTTCAGAACCCACTGGCGGAACTGACGTAAAACCGTAGTTCTGGAAGCGTTCAACATCGTCGTTAGTGGCGTCAGCCAGCGACTGGATCTGAAGGTTCTGACGCCCCAGACTGTCGGTGACAATTCGCACAACAGCCCGATCAACCATCAGGCGAAGACGTCGCCCCAGACCCGTCAGCGTGCGACCAATATTTGCCGGATTCAGTCCCATGTCGTCACCGTTTTACCTTTCTTCGCCTTCTTACCTTTCTTCTTCGCATCGGTCAGAGGAAGATCCATTGATTCCGGAGGCACCAGCGTCAGTACACAGATTCGGCCGTTGTCACCTTCGGTGAACGTGACGGTTTTTATCAGCCAGGTGGTCTTCAGGTTCTGCACCGGGTCATCAATATCGACCAGTTGATTTTTTCTGCCAGAGCGGGCCGCTGTCGCCGTTCTCGCGCCAGCCTGCCAGCGTTATTTCAGTGCTGTTTGCTTCGCCCAGCATTCGGGCCTTGAACCACTCACCGCGCGTGTTTGCGCCGCCCACGGTCAGGCTGTCTTCGTTTACGAGGATTTTAGGGCGGTAGCGGTTGATCTCGTTGTCATCAACGATGGTCTGACGCCCGCCGGTCACTTTTGCGGGCTGTTCGTCCCATGTACTGCCACCGGCACTGGTGGTGCCTTTGACGATGTACTGGCTGTTGCGTTCACGCCAGCTGAAGCGGCCACGCGCTGCAAGGATATTTTTCCCCAGCACCAGAGCAACGCCAGCGCGTTTTGTTGATGCACGGGTGATAACAAGACGCCCAAGCCCGTCAGCGGTCAGCAGAACGCCGCGTTGCTTCGCCAGCCGATCAAGCAAGTCAAAGGCGGTTTCACCCTGTTCAAGAGCAACGGAGGGGAACGCTTCACCAGTGTCGGTCTCATTAATGACGGCGACACCGTAGGGTTTACAGATTTCTTCCGCCAGTTTCTCCAGGCGAACGCCTTTCCACTGCCCGGATTTGTGAACAACAGAACTGTCAACGAGATCGCCGGTTTTGTCACGGCCGGTGACCCGGATACTCACGTTCTCAGCGTCATAACTCGGAATAAAATCATCAATATAACCAGTGACTACCGTATCGCTGCCAAGAGCCACCGTGCAGGGCATACCCTGCCGGATAACGCGGGGGGATGCTTCAGACCACTGCGTGGTGACAGTCAGATCGAACTCTCCGGCGATGGCCTCCAGTGAGGACGTGATCGACATTTCCGTCCAGCCGTCCCACTGCTGACTATCCACCGTCAGAACAACAGATTCCATTATTCAGTTACCTCTATAGTTTTACCCGGCAGGATAAAGGAAGGGTCGCGCAGCCGGTTTCTCAGTGTGATGGTGTCCCGGTTCTCTGTGTTGCCGGTTTCCCTCCAGGCTATCAGTGAGACGGAAGAGGTGATCGTCGGAGACAGCAGACGCGTCTGCGGCAGTCTGGCGCTACGGATGCGCACGTCATTCACCACGGCAAAACGCAGATCGCGAAGCGTGCGCCAGAGTTCACGCTGACCACTTTCAACGGCAATGACGGCCTGCTCAGCCAGCAGAACGGCCAGAGCATCACCGGTACTGACAGCCTCTTCGCTGGTGCGGAACGTCGTCTGCGCGATGGTTTCCGCCTGTGCCAGCAGGGTTGCCAGTACGACCACCTGCGTAAACCCGGTGATGTTGGCCTGCATCGCTGGCGATGGTGTGGTTGCCACTGTGGGAATACTGCTGGCAAATCCCCCGACACCTCCTTCCACTGACCCCGGAGTGACGGACATAAACTGTGGTAACTGGCGGGTGGCCGCCGCTTCTGCACGACTGATACCCGCCCCGGAACCTTCTGACTGTGCACCTTCCCAGCGGCTGCGTAACCGGTCATAGAGACGCATTGACCAGAGCGGTTCAGTCACGGTCTCATGCACACCACTGACCAGCCCCAGAATTTCGTTGATGAAGTTCGCAGGCTTCGCAACGATGACATCAACCAGACCACGGAAACGACCCAGCCGATCCATCCACTCGGTGATGGCCGATGGCAGGGTGAGCAGGTTAACGACCATTCCTTCCATGTCATCCAGAAAGGTATCGACCATCTCGCCCAGCCCATCGAGCACAGCAAAGAAATCACCGTTCTCAAGCGCTGCTTTCACTTTGTCCACGCCTCTAAGTACGGTCAGGCTGGTATTTTCAGCCGCTGCGGGGAACAGGCGTTCGCCAGCTTCAGAGACCTCAAAGGAAATATACGCAATACCGCCTTCCTGTGTGCTCAGGCGGTGATTCACTTTACCCACCTGGACTTTCTGGATCCCGAACCACGGGTGAACAAGTTCCCCCGGTCCCGGTGTATTGAGTGCACGCAGCAGATCTTCCAGTTGTGACTGGTAACTGCTGCCAATTAACTTCCCGTTAATCTGCTGCTGTGTCAGTACAGCGCCGTTGTCTTCGGTCCATCCCACTTCTTTTTTCGGGTATGCGCGGGGGATGGCACGACGGCCGCTGGTGCCTTCGTTATCCACCAGATAAAACGCCACGCCCCGAAACGACGCTTCGCGCAGGTCTTCCCATTTCGTCGTACCCATCAGTTTTGCTCCACATTAGAGACGCCTGCGAAGGCACTGAGCGTGACACCTGGCTGATCCATTTTCACGCTTTTAACCCGCGCATCGCCTTCAACAATCACCCGGATTTCACCCTGAAGCTTCGGAGGAACAGGCGGAAGCTGTGGCGCTTTGTCCTCCTGAGCTACCGAAGGCATACCGCTTTCAATGGTGGTATTGGCCCCCTTAAAAAAGTCGGCGATAGTCGCCCACAATGAGTGCTCATCACTCTTAAGCTGTGGAATGGTGGGACCTTTCGGGTCTGATGGCGCAGGCACCGATGCGAAATTTACGGCGGGGATGACAGGAGCCATCGAGGCCCACGGGCGCGGATCAACAACTTTTGTTCGTGGTGTATCGTCACCGCCAAACCATTGCTTCCATTTATTCGCCAGAGCCTGACGGTTACGCTGGCTTTCTTCAGCAAAGGCTCTTTCCTGCACGGAAGCATTTTTATCTTCCACAACCTGTTTGGTCAGGTTATCAACCCGGCCATCGAGCCTGTAGTTGCTTTCAAGGTGGTCATAAAGCGCAACCCCTGCACCTGCTATGCCAGCAAATTTTCCCGCACCACGGGCAAGGCGACCAAACCGTCCGGGGAGTCCACCACCACGACCTCCGGCTTCACCCAGCGCGTCAGTGATACCGCCCCCCATACCACCGGCCCCCATGTTCACGACATAGACAGGCATCACGCCAGAGCCGAACACATCAGCGATTCCACCGGCTACGCCACCTTTGCCGTTTTTCCCCCGGACGGTGTTGAAAAAGTCCCAGGTGCCTTTCCCAATCTGGAAGGCTTTACGCGCAGCTATAACACCTCCAACAGCAATAGCGAGGTATTTACCTACTTCCAGCCAGCGCTGAACGGCTGCTGGCTCCATGCTGTTGATAGCATCAGCCAGTTCCTGAACCGGTTTTGCCAGATTGTTGTTAGCGAACTGTTTCCAGGTGACGTTGAGACTGCTCATTGCAGAGGTGAAATCCTGCGCCGCATACTTGGCGTCGGTCATAATGCCCGAACCATCAGCGACAACCGCGTTATAGCGAGCAAAGTTTTCGGCCCCTTTACCAGTAGTAACGCTGGAAATGAGTAATCGGCTGTAATCGGTAAACCCCGCTTTGGCAAGCCGCTCATCCTGACGCTTGGAGCCATCCTTACCGGAGCGCTGAGCGATATCTTTAACTATGTTATTGATGGGGAGCATGTTCCCTTGCATATCACGTAGTCTGACGCCACTGGCTTCCAGTACCTTAGCAATTTTCGGGTTACGTAGATCGTTAAGTAAGTTAAAGGACGCAGTGGCTGCTAGGTCTTTATCCCCCACGGCATCCATTGCCGACTCCATAACCACGCCCATTTCTTTGAGTGCTTGAGGGCCAGTCCTCCCGGTTCCGGCATAAGCGGAAAAGATCTTGGTACCTTTCTCGGCAAAATCTTTAAGCTCAAAACCACCTTCCTTACCCAACTGGTTCAGCAGATCCATCGCCAGAAGGTTTTCATGTTCATTTTTGGTTTTGAATTTCTGGAAACTGGCGAACAACCCACCGATTGATTCACCATCAGATCCGGATGCTGCGATAGAAGCCGCCATCATGTCCTTATTACTGACACCAAAATCCAGATCGCCGGTCATTTTGTTGACATTAGAAATTGCCGCCATCACTTCCGAATCGTCCACCCTGAATTTGATGGACGCATCTTGGGTATCAGAAAAAATCTTGCGCATCTCCTCGCGCGTCTTCCCGGCGGCAATCCCCAGTTCGGTCAACATGCGATCCGTTTTTGCAAACTCCCGCAGGGCTGCGCCCCCGGCCACGCTGGCAATCAGGCCGGTGTAACGGTTGCCCAACCTGTCCAGTCCACGTCCGGCCGCTTCAGACGTCGCCCGAACAATGGACATCGCCCGCTGATTACGGCTGGCAAACTCGGACATGCTGGCTCCGTACTGGCGGGCCTTGGCCTGAAGGTTACCGGCGAGATTAATCAGAATTTCCGTACTAAGGCGATTTCCGGCCATATTGTTTCTCCAGTTGCCGCACCAGTGTTAACAGCTGCCGCAGGGGCAGCTGTCCGAGACGCTGAATATCAAAGCGCTGTGAAAGATTAATCAGCAGATGGGTCAGTGCCGCTGCCAGCGGCATCAGCTCGCCCCCGTTCAGCCACCTCGCGGAGCATGTCATCCAGTGCGGCGGCTTTTTCGTTGATGAGATTCAGGTCGTCCGGGTGCAGACGACGTAACTGTTTCATATCCAGCGGGCCGGGGATAAAGCCAATACTGGCAATCTGACGGCGCAGCATCTCCAGCCCGACAAGGACTTCAGAACAGTAGGCAACCGCCTTACCGTTCTCACCAATCACGACACGTTCGGCCGCCAGCTGCGAGTCCACAATGTCATCCGTGGTCAGCTCGCGCAGCCTGACAGTTTTGTGCATCGCCTCATCGGTGGTGCCTGCGCCGGTGCGCAGGCCATGAATCAGATCAAATTCAATCGTTGCCATGTCTTACACCTTCACACACTGAACGCCGATGAAGTTTGCCGTCACGGTTCCGGCGTCTTCGTCCAGTTCGGCCGGGTTGTCCGTTGCCGCTTTGGTCATCATGTAGTTCAGGCCGTTGTCGCCGTAGAACATCACGGTGACGTCCTCCCATTGACTTATCTCGATGACATCAACGTCCTGGTCTGCCGCAATGGTCAGTTTGATGGACGGGGCGGCGGTCTTACGGGAAATCCCCCAGATTTTGCCAGCGCCCATATGTTGCTGGCGCTGATACCCGCCCGGATTGAGGGTGGATTTTCCCTCGGTCTTGATTTCGCGGCCGTTGATACGGATGGCCGCCATTCCCAGAATGCTCGACATAGCTTCCCCTTAGAGTTTGTACTGGATGAGACCGGCCAGAACGCGCAGCTGATTCACCAGGTTTGGGTGACAGATGAAGTTCAGGCGGTTTGGATCGCTGGAATCGATGGAGACGTCCAGCGTGTCTTTGTAATCGTCGAAATCTTCCACAAGCCCGGCCGGGATAAGCTCGGTCAGCGCAATATCCAGCAGCTCGGCACGACAGATTTTCGGCGTCATCACTGGCTGTCCGGCATCGAGCAGATCAAGGACATCATCCCCGGCCAGTTTGTGACGCGGATAACGGCTGGTGAAACGGTTTTTGATGACATAGCGGATACGTCCCAGCGTTGCCGGTGACTGCACATCGAGGTACGAGATGTCGGTGTCACCGAAGCTGTTCACGCGGTACATGGTGATTTCACGCTCGATGCAGACATTGTCCCCGGCATCCACAAAGTGGGTAGCGATACCATCGTGCAGCAACAGATTACGCTCCGGCATGTCCCAGCGAACGGCGCGGGCTGGCGACTTGATACCTGTCAGTACCAGCGTCTGAAGCGGACGGGCCGGGTCGATGGCAAGCTGATAAGCTGCCGTTCCGCCGTAGCTTGCCGCCCATAACCAGACCGGCTCCGGGGAAATGTTGGTGCCGATACAGGAAATCAGCCAGTCGTTGCGGGCGCTGCCGAACGTGCCGGTCTGCGCATGTGTTCCACGGAATGCAGTCCACAGCTGCGCCTCCATCATCTTCAGCGGCCCCCAGCGTTCCAGCAGCTCGTCGCGGATAGTGTTGAGGCTCTGCGTGTCGTTGTAGGGGAAAACGATGTCGGTGTACCAGTCATCACCCAGCGCGGCGACAACAGCCTGAATATCCGGCGTACCGGCACCACCCGTGAACGGTGTCACGGTAACGCTGATACCGGACGGTGTTTTCTCACCTGAGTAGTAGTTCAGGCGTACGTCGCAGTCGTTGCCTGTCACACCTTTCCAGTTCACCGTCAGCACCGCTGAGGCGGCATTCTCACCGTCAACGACTGCGCTGACCTGCGTGGCGGTTTTCGCTGTGACGGCCGTAATGACGGACTGCACCACGGTTTCAGCAGAATCCCCCTGAGCGACGCCGACCTGTACGGACACACCGTTAATCAGAAGGGCAAGCGTACCGGCAGCGAGAGCGTCTCCCACGACAGTAATACTGGCTGTCGCAGCAGCACCGGTGATGATGTCAGCCAGTCCCATTGCATAAGTCTCGGTATAGCTGTTTGCCTTACGCAGGGTTTTCAGCATCTCCGCCAGCATGGATCCCCGGCCGTGGTATTCATCCGCCATACTGTCGCCGGTGATGCGATTGAGCGTTAGTGGTTCAGCACTGGCGCTCTCCACCTGCTGGCCGATCACCAGAATTTTGCGTGACTGAGCTGGCGCACCGCTCATCGCCATTGAGTTATCGATATCGATCCACACCAGCGGGACGCGGATATCATCAGGAATGTTACCCAGAGCCATCATGCCTCCTTATCAGCTTTGCCGGATTTGGGTTTGGATGGCGCGGTGATAACCACATCACCTTCGGATTCACGACGTCGCCAGTACGCAGCGACAGCAAGTATTTCGCCATCAGCATTCAGCAGGCTGCCATCTGCCTTACGTACCCGGAGACCGGGGCGGGCGGGCTTAATCAGTTTTTTATTCATCAGTCTGACCTTCTCTTACATTAATGATGTCCGGCTCTTCAGTAACCGGCTGGCCGTTCACGACAAACGATGCGCCAAGTCGCAGGAACTCCGGCAGTGCGGCCATATCAATCTCGTCATCCAGACGAAACACCTGTTCCCACGTCACCGCCCAGAGACTGACGCCAAAGTTATCCAGGCGGCCGGAGTAGATATTTTCAGCGCCGATATTTTCCGCCATGCGCTCAGCCTTCATGGCGCGGGGAGCCTCCCGGACTGAAATGCGGCGGGCGATTTTCCCGGCCAGAACCTCGCAGCGGGCATCACGGGCATAGCCCCATGAGTCGGAGGTCATGACGTAGGCCGCCCACGTCACCAGCCCCGTCATACCGTTGCGGTTACTGATATTACGTACGCGCAGGGCCGCAAGACGCACGCAGCCGGAACGCCCGGAAAGGTAACGCTTCACCTCATCCGGCGTACTGAACTGGCCGACATGACGCTCCACTATCTCCACACGGTCTGGCGTGTTGCCTTCCAGCTCCGTCTTCAGCCAGGCCACGATGTTTTCAGCGGCACTGACCGTACTGCCGAGGGTCACGAACGCAGGACGTTCACTCATTTCAGAACCTCACTCCAGAAATCGCCGATCACACTGGTCAGCTCGTTACTGTTATCCGCAGACAGACCGAGGAACTCGCGCTGCGGGATGTCCATCTGGCGCTGATGCGCCCCCACGGTCTGCCAGACGCCGTGCTTCAGCGCCCGGCCGAATGCCTGTGTGATAAGGCGCTTGTGGGAAGACACAGCGACGCTACCGGAAAAGCCTTCCTGGTGCGTTTTGCCGTAAGGCAGTGGCGTACCGATATGCACCCGCTCGCCGCTGACGAAATACTGGATGCTGTCCAGCAGGTCGCCATTACCCTGCAACAGGCTCTGGTTACCGTGGCGGGTCTTTGCATAGTTGTCAGACCAGTCCTGCCACTTTGCACCTGCCGGGCTGCTTTTTTCGCTGGCGATACGGCGACGTGTCTGGGACTCCGCCACCGCGCCGATGCTTTCAAGCAGTTCCTGACGAAGCGAACTGTCGGCCAGCTTTTCCATTGCCTTGCGGATAGTCTGGAGCTTCTCTGCCCCTGTCACCTCAACGGTTATTCCCATCAGAGCACACCCTTAAGGTTGTTACGGGTGAACAGACGTCGGTTATCGCTGACAATAATCAGCTTGCCGGTGTCAGTTTCAGGCACCGGCGTATCAGACGGTACGCCAAGGTCACGGGTGCCGTTGGCGATTTCCCGGAGCGTACGCAGGGCATCGTCGTAGCGCTTCTGGATCTCGTCGGTGATCTGGCTGTCACGTTCAGACAGCCAGTAGAACGCGATGGAGACCGCCGCACGACGTAACGGACTCGGGAGTGTCGGGAGATTCAGCGGCAGGTGATAACGCTTCGCCAGAAAGGAATTGATTTCCGCGTCAGTATCATCAATTGCACGCTGGATCTTCTCCTCATCAAGCTGCTGGGTAGCTTTGTTCAGCGCCATGTTCCAGACGCGTTCCGCATCCGTTGCCAGCAAATCGTCCCGCGTCACGTAGATACCCATCAGCTTTCCTCCGCCTTTGGTTTCAGCTCAGTAACGACCAGCATCTTTTCCCGGTTTAGACGGCTGGCATCTGCGGTGCTGATAACACAGCCATAAAGCGGCTGACCGCTGCCATCTTCCAGAACCTGCTCGTCCGGATCATCACTGACGAAGACATGCACCGGGTCATGCGGCCAGAAACGTCCCGCGCGGTGAAATCCACCTTCAGGGATTGCGCGAACTTCCAGCACGGTCACGTCACCAGAAATATGAACACCATCCGAAACTGACTGGCATAGTGCGGACATGACTGTATTAACCCCCGCATCCTGAAGATGAGAATGGTCCGTCTCCGGGGACGGTGTTACTCCTGCAATGGTGGCGGTAGCATCAGATTCCGGGCCAGCTTCACCATCTGTCGCTGTAACCGTTGATTGTGATGTCTGACCGTCAGCAGAAGTAACTGGTGCCAGCGATGCCGGGTCCGTCTTGACAGTTGTGTCCTGCGTGCCTTTGATGTCTTTCTGTGCCGTGGTTGTGTCGCTACCGGCTGCGGGTTTGACAGATTTCTTTTCAGTTTTTCCACTCACTTTTTAAACCTCTGTTAGCGGTGATTTACAGGAGGGTTAACCCCTCCTGTAATGCAGGGTTACGTTATTTTTTACGTAACGGACTCAGGCTTTTACGTAAGGTGAAATCAGCAGATCAACGTCTTTGTAATAGATGTTGGAACCGCCACCATCTGCCATGAGCGCTTCGATAAGCGACTTCGCGGCACCGCGATTGTTTTTACCGACAACCAGTAGTGTCGGGTTCATGCCCAGTGGTTCGCTGTTGGAGTCAGTGATATCCATCATTGCGGAGACGGCGGCTTCATAATTAGCTTTGTTCAGCGCTGCTTTCGACCCGACACAGGTCTGCCAGAAGCCAAAGCCGACGTTACTGCGGCCATCGGTGCCATAGGCGAATTCGTTCTGAAGGAACACGCGCTCACTGGTGAGATCATCAAGGGCGGTGAAATTAAATGGACGGCGCTCCTGGTAAATGATGGGTAACAGGGCATGTGTCGCATCCACCAGGAACCACGGTTCGCCTGCGTCGGTTGTCGGGTCGCCGATCACGTTTGAGGCGGTGGATGTGCCGACCGGGTGATCGGTATCGAAGAAATACTGGCCGTCCCAGCACAGCGTATCAAAACCTTTACACAGCAACTCAAACGACAGCTTGTCCGGGAAAATGGTGGTATCGCGGCCAAGCTGTTCAGCAATCACGGAATACTGACCAATCTGATCGTCTTCGATTTTTTCGCGCTTAACTTTGACCGAGTTTTCCCAGGTCTTGTTGGTAATGGTATACCCGGCCTGAGCCAGTTCTTTCAGCTGACGTTCCCCGATCCACTCTTTGATCGTCGGGAAATCTTCAACCCAGCCATAAGTGTTAGATGCGCCGGTACTGGGAATGACCGTGGCGATGGAGCGATACTGCGGGTTGACCCGCCCGACACCTTTGGTAAAGGCGGCGCTCAGGGCGGTGGTCAGCGCATGCAATACTTCTGCGGATACCTGCATGGATTATTTCTCCTGCTTACGAACGGAAAGGAATTCTTCCTGGGTGATGCCCATCTGGCGACACATCGCGAGGTCTTCATCGGAAAGTGTGGTGTTGCCATCACCGCCTGGATCTTTTTTGTCGGACGGGTCCTTGCTGACAATGACTGGCGCACCTTTAACGAACTCCGCAAACTGCTTGCGGCCATCTTCAGAGCGACAGGTGGCGAGGTACATTTCACGGTTGGCCGGGGCAACTTTTCCGGCCTCGATAGCGCCATCAACCAGTGCTTCTGCTTCTTTGATGGCGATTGCACTGAGCTGTGCTTCAGCCGTTTCAGCCCGGTTAAGTGCTAACTGGTGAGTCTCAACCGGAATGAACTTCGTCAGGTCCGGGTTCTCCGCGCGGTTAAGGGCAACCTGCTCGCTGGTTTTGAGCTGCTGAATGGCTTTGACTGCATCGTCCGCGCTGGCCGTAGCCGCGAGGCCGAGCACCGTCACAATCTGGACAGGTACTGTCATCGTGTTTTCCTCTGAGTTGAGTGCGGGTAAATCAAGGTTGGGTTTGTTAGTCAGCCCGGCGCTGGACAGGCGGGTCACCTGACCATCCGCAGTGAATCGAAATGCCGGGCTGTAATAGCGGTATTTTTTGCCACGAACCAGTGCGGCACCGTCAGCAGTCCATTCGACATGCGCCTCAATTACGCCATCGTCGCGGATGCGGTAATCGTCCAGCCATGCAAAGGCCGGAGCTTCTTCGCCTTTGGGGCCTTTCAGTTCGGTGGCATGCTCAATATCAAACGGCAGTTTGGGATAGCTCAGGGTGGCGCGAATGACGGATTCCGGCTGGTTGTTGATCCACGAACGGCCATCGCGGCCGGTGAAGGTTCCGGCCGGTATCATTGGCAGCCATTCCGGCAGCGCATCATCAGCAAGTTCAGGAAGCTGAAAGCAGAGTGCCAGCAGTTCCGTGTTGGTCGGTTTCATGGTGTTGTCCGTTGTCGTAAAAGACTCCGGACAGCATGCGGGAGAAAGAAAGGGAAGATGGATTAACGGGCTTTACTGTAAACGACGCGGGGAACCCCGTTTAAAACCCGTTTAAAAGCGCGTACAGACGTTAGATAAAATTCCCACGCGCCATCGTAGCATAAATCACGATATCGTCACCGGGCGCGTCTGAGGGGGATTATTTCTGCGATGATGTATAACTGTCAAATGCCTGTTGTTTCTGCTTCAACTGTAGGCTGAGTGCATCGCTGCGGGAAATACCCGGATTGTATGCCCAACCCGGATCAACCCCTTCTGGAATGGATTCTTCCTCGCCCGTGCGCTTATTGACCCACTTCACGTAACGGACATCCGGTGCGGTTGTCGTGATGGTGCCGTTCTGCTGCATTTGCTCAAACTCATAGAGGCTGACCTGACGAACATTGCATTTACAACCCCAGCCGTTCGGCACCATATGTGTTATCCAGAACTGATGGTCAACCGGTAGACAGGTATTCGCCCATTTCAGATGCTCCGCCCGGTGCTCCCGTGACGGTCCCAGCGTGTAAACAAGATACGGCATCGCCCGCTTTGTTCGCTGGATGCGTTCCCACTGACCGGCTGCGCGGGCAGTGCGCATATTGGTGTCATAGATAACGCGCATTCGCCGTTCGCTGCCGAGCTGCACCTGCCGGGTCTCCCCCGTCAGCGGGTCATCCATCAGCGCCTGTCCCCACCATCCGCGCTTTACCAGTAAAGGGCGCAACAGCTCGCGGAACTGCGCGAATGTCTGGCCGTTCTCCAGCGCATCCTCGACGAGCTGGCGAACGTCGGCCAGCAAATCAAGCTGCGTCATCTTCGCGACGGTGTAACCGTAACGGTGCTCTTCCTGCCACACGTCTCGATAATCGAAGCCCGGCTTCAGCTTTTTCGCCTTCAGCCACTCCAGCGCTTCCTTCGGGATAATGTCCGGTTTGCGTTCAGGTTTACGCATCGTTTACATCTCCCAGAGCACGGGCCTTAAAGCAGAGCTGCGCCAGTTGCGTGACGAACTCGTCTGGTTCAAGCGTTTTCTGAAGTTCCGGCAGACCGGCCAGAAACGCGTCGAAGCTGTCAGCATCCTTCGCCAGTTGCAGCACCGGGCTGGTAAACGCATCGCCGGTACGCTGCCAGTCCTGCATGGCATCAGCAACCATCAGATCAATATCGTCCTGCTGGTTACGGTTCAGGGCAAGGCGCTCCCGGTTTATCGCCAGCGCAGGCTGGAGCGCCTGGCTGGAGGGTGTCAGCAATGCCGCGCCTTTCTCAGGCTCTGACAGGCCGAACTTGTCACGCACCTCTGACATCTGCACCTCCATACCCCGATCAATCAGAGGGGTCAGCGCATCAACCAGCATCTTCAGGTCTTCGGGTTCACTCAGGCGCAGCACGACGCGGGGATAAGAATCCTGTGGCCCGTAGTTCATGATAACGAAGGGGCGCACCAGAAATTCATTGAGTGTGTTCTCAAGCTGCCGGGCATCCCAGCGGGCAATATCCATGCGCACCCGGTCATGCACGTCCGCCTGTGACCGGGAGCTTCCGTTATCGGTGGTCATGGTCTGACCCAGCACGGCCTTGCTGATTTGCTCATCGCACCAGACGGCCATCTCTTTAAAGAGCGCACCACCGTTATTACGGCTGGCGGTTTCCTGCATTTCAAGGGTCATCGAAGCCGGAATGGCGCAACCGGCATCTGATGCCAGTGACGCGATGGCTTCCAGCAGCGTCTGGATCTGCTCCGGGCTGGCGTTATTACCGTACTTACCGACCACAACGGGAATACCGAACTTCTCGGCAAACGCCCACCAGTCCCTGACGGTATAGGACTTGAGCATGTACATCACCGCCACCAGACGCGCCAGGCCGTTGCGTAACGGGAGACCCGATTTAAGGCGTGGCTGATGCACAACATATTTACCGGGCGTCAGGGGTTCACCTTCAATGGGACTGGCATCCGTTAACAGACGGAAGTCGCGTAAGGTCTCACGGTCCGGCTTCAGGAAACGAGGATCCACCCATTCATAATCGCGGGGTTGCCAGAACTGGTTGCTTGTATCCCAGAGGATTTCACAGACGCCCACGCCTTTCCCCAGACCGTCAAGCAGATCAAAAAGCAGCTCCGGAATTTGTGGCTGGGTGATGAGGTTACGAACAGCATCAGCAATATCAATGTCGCGAGCATCATCGCTAGCGGCCTCCACTGAAGGTTCGATCCCGGCGACGGTCAGCTTACGGGTACGCAGTACACTGGCATAGTGGAGATCGCGTTCTTCCAGCTCTTCGGCCATGATAAAAAAATCGCGGGCGTTACCGTCCGCTGCGCCGCGCAGAATACCCGCCAGTCTGCCCGGTGACAGAGTGCTGGCGACGCTGATACCCGGCGAGGGTGTACGCACGCTGACGACGCTGGCGCGGGCCTGCGGCTGCTGAAGCTCTTCCTGAAGAACGGTGACAGTCTGGCCTGTGGAAGAACTGAAGAGCCGACGAACGGCCCCGGTTAACTGTTTAAACATCAGAGTAATCCCCGCTGGTTTTTAAGACCCCGCGTGATGCGAACCTGCCGGTGCTCATTACGTTCATCGGGGCGGGAGGGTTTCTTTAATTTGTGGACTTCATAACGGCGGCAGTCTTCCCGACTGGCGAGGAAGCCCAGGAAGATCGCAACGGCGGAGTCACCGTGACGTTTGCGCCCATCGGTGCCGGTTGTACGGGCATCATCAATGCCCGGTACGCCGCGATAAAGCTGAATAGCGCCGAGGTCGGTAATAACATCCTCGTGCTTTGGCAGCACCAGTTCATTGTCTTCAAATGCCGCGCGAAACCGGGGCATGTTTTCCCGGTAGTACGGAACAGAGAGCTGTACCTGCTCAACTTCATCACCGTAACGTTCTGCGGCCTGCTCTGCCAGATACTGACCGTTGCCGCGTGCATCCAGCTTGATACCGTCGCGACGGGGAAGAAGATCGCAGATGAAAAACAGCGCCTGTTCCTGCTGTTTGAACGGCACATTGCTCAGTTCAACCAGAAACGGCACTTCGCGGGTGGTGTCATCGTTCACCGTCACCGGCGCAAAGACGGTGAGGTCGCCGTTGCGGGCAAAGTCTTCGCCGAGGCAATGACGCAGGTTTTGGGGGAGTTTCTCCAGTTCGGGCCGGACAACCGTCTCAAGCCACTCCTGCATATCCAGACGGCGCAGACCTTCAGGCAGGGCATTAAACTCCGGCGTTCCGGTAAACCGCAGTACAACAGATGGCCCTCTGGCCGCACGTTCACGCAGGGAACGTGCGATATACACACCGCCGCCGTTCTTCGGCTCGCAGTAGTATTCCTCGCGGGCATCTTCAACGGTTGCCGTATCACTCAGCAGGTTCGCCAGCCATTCGGCCTCTGCCTCTGATGACCACTCTTTTTTCGTTACCTGGCAGATGCGCTTATACAGACCTTCCGCAATGGCGGTTTCAATATCCACGCGGTGAACGGAGTAGCGTTTTTTACCTGCACGGCTGTCGGTGATAATGGTATTGAACAGGTTATCAATACCATTGTGGGTGGAGATCAGTCGGACATTATTGCCCCACATGGTCAGTGCCAGTGCGGCTTTCAGTACAGCGGCAAGGTCAGCCTGAAAGGCGGCTTCATCAATGATGACGTTACCCTGCATACCACGCAGGTTTGACGGGTTTGATGACAGGGCCTTGATTTTATAACCACTGGCAAACTGGATGACGTAGACCAGAATGTCCTTGTCTTCGTCCTTCAGCACCTCCTCGCCAATATCGGATGCCGCGCGGTCATAGGCTTTGGCCCACATGGCACAGGCGTCAATAAATTCACGCGCCATGTCCTTTGTGGTGCCGACGTAGAACGTATCACAGCCTCCTGCTTCAACCGACATTGACCCGTTCAGTGCAGCGTCAGCGGCTTCCGCCCAGGTCAGACCGGTACGACGGGACTTCTCCGCTATCTTGAGCTGGGCGCTGTCCGCAATCCAGCGTTTCTGATAGGGCAGCAACAGCTGGCTTTTGTCGAACTCGCCGGAAAGGATCGCGGCGGCGGACAGGCTGGTCACTGCGCTGGCGGGCGGTATGGCGGTCATTCAGCAATCCCCAGAATCTGACGTTTAATATCAGCAGCGGTCTCCGCAGATAACCCGGCTGAACGGGTGATGCTTTCTGCGGCCGCAGCAGCTTTTTTCGCAAATTCCTGCTGGATCTCCTTCTCCCGTTTATGGCTCGCCATCGCAGCAGCCTCAAGTCGCTGGGCGACAAGGGCAAGCTGTCCCAGCGCTTTTGGCTCAACCGTTTTACCGCTGTCCGCCATGTCCATTGAGGTTTCGAAGGCCAGCGTTTTGACGAACTCCAGCAACAGTTTACCGACGTCAGACGTCGGCGCAGAGCCGAGCTTTGCCGCCCAGATTTCGGCCATCTCGCGCGAGGCGCGAATCTTTGCCCCGAACTCTTCCATGCGGCTGGCGTAGCGGTTCAGACCGGTACGGCTGATTTGCATGTCTTCCGGCAGATCGTGACTGTCAATCAGCTCGTTAATGGCTTCGCGGATTTCCTCCTGCGTATGCCGTTTGTCACGCAGCATCTGATGCAGTTGATCGCGGATGCTGTCCGGCAGCAGATCAATCTTTGACGGACGTCCACGGGTCGGGCGCTGCTCACTTGCCATTCTCCCCCCTTATCCGGGCAAGGAAGTCGCGTTCGTGACTGGTCTTGTCCTTCAGCAGCAGTTTCCAGACGCGTTTGTATTCCGGATTGTTGTTGAGAAAGGTATTCAGATACGAGTCAGCCGATTTGGAGTCGTACTTTTTACCCGTCGTTTTTTCATACTGTGGCGCAATGGCTCTGACTTCGATTTCCGCACAGACGAGAATTGCCGCCATTTTTCTGATGATGTCGCGCTGTCCGCAGCTGAGCGCCTTAAGTGATTTAGTCATGTCCTGCGTTCTCCATCTCGAAAATGCGTTCAGTCACTTCGTTAATCGCATCCGTAAAACCAAAGGCGCTGCTCCACTCCGGCGGTGCGCCAGTCACGGCTTCGTACATACCATCCAGCGCCGCGATAACCTGATCGCGTTCCCCGATAAGCTGGGTTTCAGACCGGTCAAGCCGTTCGATGCCTTCCAGCGCTTTTTCATTCGCGCCAACAAGGGACTCAATAACCACCGCCGCCTGAAAGAGGGCATTCCCGGACATGCCGATTTCACCGGATTCCCGAAGTTTTGCCAGACGAGCCAGACGGCGCAGCTGTTCCGCCTGCTGGCGGCATGTCTCTAACATTTGTCGGATCCTGAGTTGCTCCATAGTCACTCCCGCGCACGAGGTTTTTTGACACCCGGCACCGTTGCAAGCCCGAAAGCAACATCTTCACCGCGCCCGGTGATGGCGGCAACGTAACACCCTGAGACATCCGACAGAGTAACCAGCCCCTGTTCGCGCAGCCACGCAAGGTGAGTGCGTACCGTGTCGCGGGAAACCCGGTGACCGTAGGTCTGAAGGCAGGTCTGTAGAATGGATTCGTTTGCGCTGTCTCCGCACTCCACCAGTGAGCGCAGAATGACCAGACGCTGGTCGCTGTTGAGGATTTCTTGCATGCTCATAGCCTCTTAGTTTTTTTCCTTCAGTTCATTCTCAAGCAACAGATCGCTGATGCGGCTGACCTGTCTGATGGACGGAGCCAGTTCGCGCAGCTCCCCGCGCAGGTTACTCATCTCAAGCTGCAACTGGTGCAGTTCCTGCCGGGTTGGCAGTCCGTCAACCGCATGCTCAAGAATGTTCAGGCGGCTGCTGACCTTCTCCAGTTCTTCACGGCGGGCATAGGTTTTCGCCAGCAGAAGCTGGACGATATTGACCCCGGACATCAGTACCGCCCAGATGACGGCCCAGTTACTTCTGACGGTTTCCCACTCCATTACACGCTCCGTTCTCTGAGTGTCTGACAGTCAATACAGGTCACCGCATCCGGAAGAACGGCAATCCGGGCCGGGTCGATAGCGTCCCCGCAGTCGTTACAGAACCCGGATTCCTCCGGGACTTCTTTAACGCGGTTTAACCGGGCGTTTAACGCCCGTTCACGGTCTGCCATTTCAAGGCCGCTGGCCCTGTCCAGTTCGTCCGTCATTTACCGCCCACCATCACTTTGTGTTTGCTGGATTTGCTGTACCGCGCGAAACCATCAAGGGTGCGAAAACCGAGATACCCCAGCGCCGGTGTTGCCAGCATCAGCGCGATATCCCAGTCCGGTGACGGCATGGCGAACGTATGACCAAAAGCACCGGATACCGCGCCAGCCTGCTGACCCACAGACATCAGCATCACATAAGCAATGCTGCTGTAGAGCGACAGACGGGCCATCAGTGGACGGGTCTGGCGCACATATTCGTCCGTGGCGTTGTCACCGTTACGGATGGTTTCCTGTTGCTCATGGTGAGCAGCCTGACGGTCAGCCAGTACCGCCTTGTCCCGCTCAAGCTGGAACTGCTCAACCTGGACTTTCAGGGACTGGAGCTGGACGAACTGTTCCGGCGGAAGTGCTGCAATCTTCTGCTCAAGCACGCGCTGCTGGTCCTGCGGGTTGATGACGCTGTTGACGTTCTCAACGATACCCGCCACAGAATCGGCCGTTCTGGCCGTGTCACCACCAAACCAGCCGCCCACAGTACGCAGCAGCGACGGTCCGGCCTTCATCAGAACGGAGGCAACAGTGGAGATAGTTACTGGATCCATGCGAGCAGCCCCTTACGACGAACCCACTGGCAGAACAGAACACCCAGCGCTGCACCAGCAGGATCAAGAAACAGAAGGTATAACGGTTCGGCATACAGCGGACTCAGGCAAATCAGGATGAATCCCACCCCCCAGATAACCCACGACCAGAAACTGGCGAACCTGCTGACATGCATTTCGGGTTTTATAAGCCGGTATGGCAGATTGCCGAGAAAGATACTGAACCCGACAAGCACAACGCCTGTGAAAGCCAGCCACCAGACCAGAAAAGCGTGTCGGCCGTGGAAGTTGCAGAACACCAGCAACAGACCGACAAAAATCAAAAGGGTCCATCCGGACTGGTAAACCCGCAGTAATGCCGGTTTTAACCAGTCGGTATTTATTGATTTAAACACTGTGTTTTTCCTTATAACGCTGGCATTGCCAGAAAATATCGCGGGTATCAACGGACTCCCAGCCACGCATATAGAAGCTGCCATGAGTCCCGTCATGCCCCTGATAACTGAGGGGCACGGGTGGTGGCCCTCCGGCCACCCGGTGCAGGACCTCCTGACGCAGGCGATCACGGCGACCCTGACGCATTGAGCCTTCCCAGCCTTTACCCATCGTCAGCTCCGTGGAGAAGCAATAACATCGAGGTTGCCGTCGTCGAGAACTTCCATGCAGGCATTTACCAGCGCATCGAGGCGATTGAACCAGCCGTTCAGGTATTTACCCTGTGATGCATTGGATTTAATGATGTCGGCGTAATAGCGGGAGCGACGAAGGAACAGCCGGGCCAGAAGATACTGAGGGTCATATGATGCGATGGCCGCTCGGGTCTTCGCGCCCACGATGCCATCCGCAGCCACACCAGCGGCTTCCTGCAACATCTGAACCGCTTTTTTGACGCCATGCTGGACGGCAGAATCAAACAAAAAAAGAGAAATGCCGTCAGCCCATTCAGGGCAGTAAGCGGGAAACCAGTAATCGCGGAAGTAAATCTGACCCGCCTGGTCAACGGTCAGATCGCGGATGCGTGTATCAGGCTTACCATCACCATCGACGTCAGTCATGCCATCGGCGACACCATCACGCTTATCAGAAATACCGAAGTTGGTTTCGCCACCACGGTCAGAAGGATCGTTAACGTAGCCGCCTTCGAACTGGAGCACGAACAGCAGCGCATGGCGGAATGCAGGGGACTCTGGAGAGTTGTTCATTTAGGGCACCTGTTGAAAAGTTATGGAACCTTTCCATCATGTGCCCGGTAGAAAAAAAGCCGGATTAACCGGCTTTATTCAAATAGAGGAAGTGTAGTGGCTGAGGTCAATATCGCAGGAGAAAGTTAACACCGAGTCGATATTCTGAACGGTCACCCTGAAGGGGAGGTTTCCTATATCGCCGGTTGCCTGTACTTTTTTCCCTTCTTTTTTATAGGTCTCTGTCGCTGTTGTGAATATGGTTGAAACAGCATCGTTAACTGGTTTGCTGTCGCTGTCAAAAACCGCTATGGCAAGGTTTTTACATTGTCCCATTGCCAGCACTGGTTCAAATTCAGGATACGTTCCTGAAGTCAGTACGGTTACACCTGCATCTTTTACTCCGAGTCTCCAGAGGCTTGCAAATGCCGGGTATTCCTTTCTGGCGGTATACACCTGAACACCATCAACAACACCATTACCTGTATTCCACTCGTCCTTCTTAAGCAGGCGTTGATTAGCAAATTGAGCAATGAGCTTTTCATTAACGGATAATGGTTTGTCGTTTTTTGTCAGTGTGATAAAGGCCCACCCAATGGTAAAAATGACACAGAGAGTACCAATGAATTTCATGAGTTAGTCCTTGCTGAACAGGTCCAGTTGATATTTACGTTGTTCAAGTTTACGCATTCGCCGGATTGCAGCATACACCGTATTGAATGTGACGTGGTATCGCTCAACCAGTTCAGGGATATTTTTGCCATTGAAATCACGCCAGATCTTCATATCCCGAATCAGGGATTCCAGCGCAGTTCCCCGTGGAAAGTAGAGTTGCATCCCGCCTATTGACTTGCTGATGGCATATATCAGATCGAGTGAGATTCGCGGGTCATGGCCGAGTTTTTCCAGTTCCGTTCTCAACAGGGCATTAAGCTGAGCCAGCAGCGCCGGAAAGCGGCGTGACTCTGCTGAATCATCATCCAGTTGCTCAAGGATGCTGTCGTCGCGGATATCACCGAAGAGATCATCCTGTTTTTCCGTCATGATGCCCCCTTTCTGACCTTGCGGGTGTATACATCGTTAATAGCGTCATAGCCACGTTTCACCGGAAAACAACCGTTGTTCGCCAGAGCAACCTTCATTTCACGGATATGCCACTGTTTAAGGCTCTCCAGCACCATCAGCAGATCATCTCCACGGCACCAGGCAAGACTGGCAATACCCTGACCGTCGTTGGTTCTGGTTGTCATCTTCGCCACGAACGCGTCCAGCGCGGTATCACTGCCATCATGGGTAAAGCCGTCCTTATGCATCTGCTGCCAGATACCACGAACCTTTGCAGAAACATCCGTCTCACGATGACGACGTGCCGGAGAACGGGGACGGGTGCGCCTGAAACCTTTATCCTCCAGTGATTTCAGAACGGCCTCAAGCTGGGCGACCTTCAGCTCACGGCAACTGGTCTTCCCTGTTACACGATGAAGCGCGTAACGGTAGGTATCGTCATCCAACTGGAGCTTGCGACGGGCAACATGGATCAGTTTTATTAGATTGGCACGGCTCATAAATTTATCCCCCGTTACCAGTATCAATAAATGCAGTATCTTCGCCGCCCAGCACGCCATTTTCTTTTATAGCTGCCAGCCTGCAAGCGGCGTCATATCGGTTTAGTGAATAGAAAAATGCGGTATTTCTGATGCCGTCGATCTCGAACTCAACAGCGGTGCGATACCACCACTGACCCAGCTCAAAAACTTTTTCAGGGAACTTGATCACCATTCTCATTCACTCCTGTGAATCCGGTGGAAGCAGCGTCCAGCGCCATCCGGATGGAATTTCCTGAATGTCTACGGGCTGAAGCATGGCTGCGCGGAGAATTTCACGAGCAAACATACGCAGGCGTTCCCGCTTGTCGGCAATGACGTATGCTATGTTTCCGTGAGAATCAAGCACTGCGTCGATCTGCTCATCGGTAAGTTCTACCGGCGCGGTGTAAAGTGGCGCAATATTTCTTTCCAGGTCAGTAATCACATTCCAAACCGGAATAGATTCCACCCCCTGCTTAGCCATGTCGCGATAGCTGTCTGCATAGGCCAGCACGGGATTTCGCCGTGGCTCAGTGCCCAGCGATGCCAGTTTGCGCTTCAGTTCTTCGTTTTCCTCAGCCAGAGAGCAGGCCGCTTCGTGGTCTACTGCGGCGGCGTGCGTAACAACTTTCAGTTCATCCAGCAGTGCTTCCACAATCTCTGGTGTGAAACTACGCTGCGTCTCCTGAACTGTTCTGAGGCGTTCGATACTGGTGTCCGGGCCAAACCCAGGCATCGCTTTACGTCTGGCAATATCACCACGAATCTGCTGGATATTGATGGCTCTACGGTTAGTCATTCCATGCCTCCAGCTCGTTCTGAATTTCCTCGTCGATTTCGTCGTTGGTTGCGTCTTCGTTCAGATAGTCTCGCGCCTCCTTGAGATACTTTTCTCGGCGTTCGTGGTACCAGGATGAGAACTCAGGCGACCAACCAATAGTGGAACCGTCGAAGTCAAATTTGGCGTTACGTTCAGCCATGCTATCGACCATGCTGTAAGCGGTAGTAAGCGCCGCCTCGCGGATATACCCGCGCAGATCGCGCTTGCGCCAGTACGGATTCACCTTTGAATCGCAGAGCGGTTTAAACTCGACTTCCCAGCGGCGGATGCAGCGTGCATTTAGTGATTTAGACATTTGTTTAAACTCCTTCTTTAGCTGCCTGCGGACGCACAAGGCCCCGGCAGGCATGCCGTATTAAATAGCCGAGATTTAAAGAGAGTTATTTAATCAGTTACACTTTGTTCAAATGGGATTATTTCGAAATCCTCAACATCTGATTTTATGGATATTCCTGCAATCCCCTTAACTTCATTCGGTGATGCAAGAATTGCCTCTTTATTAATCTCCTCTTTATTGCGAAGAAATTTACCCAGACTGAATTTCTTAAGCATCGCAATAACATCCTCAACCTTGCGAATAGTGACGCTGGGTGGACGTTTACGCCAGCGGACTTCGCCGGTAGTGAGGTTGGCCGTCTTGGTCTTACCGTCTTTCGTCAGTTCTGCACGGTTGGCTTCACACCATGTCTGGACGCCTTTTTGCAGACGCTCAAGCTCTTTTTTAAGCGCTTCAATACCTGGTGCAACATCATTCGTCAGCGCGGCTATTTTGTCATTCAGCTCTGTTTCACGACGCAAAATGACGCGGGTAATATCACCAATCTTGCGAATATCACTGATTACGTCCTCGCGAGATTGAGGGACGGCGACTGCCGCAGCAGATTTTGCACGAGTCTTTTTAGGTGCTTTCATGTAAACCTCAGTTTTATTTTTCAAGATATTCACGGGTAATAGTTTCTGTAAATGTCATCAGAGCGTTGCAGCCCTCATGTTGGTTCTGAGCCTCCGGCACCCCCGGAACCAGGAGCTGTTCACCGGTGCGGGAATGTCTGGCCCAGATATTAATTAAATCTCTGATTCTATTTTCCTCGCCGGTGATAATCGGCAGGGCTCCATCAGGCAACTCTGGGCCTAGCTCAATCAGTCCTGAAGCCCACGCATAAGCGATAATTTTTGCCATTTCATTTCCTCTGTATTTAACGCCAGATAATCCGGCAACCTTCCAGACTGGCAACCCAGACTGAACGGGTGCCGCCGTTGTGTGATTCGGCAATACGCTCCGCACTGTTAACCAGCTCCACTGGCGGACAGGCAATTTCCAGCATCGGGCGACGCATAAACACCCGAACGTCAGTCACGCGACTGCCACGCGCACGCAGCCAGTTCTGCGCCGCTTCTGCCATGCTGATGTGTTCTGCAATACGTTCGGCGATCATAATGTCAGTCCTCGTTGATACCGTTGTGGCCCAGCTCCAGCATGGCGGACTGGATGTGCGCCGTGCCGATGGTCTCGCCCTTGCCCTGAGCGTAAATCCCGGCCAGCGGCAGAATATGGGACAGGGAACGCAGCGCTCCGGGACGACGGGCAATAGCCTTCAGTAGCTTGCGTTCTTCAGCGCCGGTGACATGCCAGGCATCGCAGAAGCTGTCCACGTCACCTGCTGAAACGGTGTTAATGACGAACTTCTTGGACACGCGGGAAAACAGGCGGGCAAAGTCCACGCTGCGCTGACCGCCCGTCAGACGGTCATAAACCTTGTGGTTACCCACCAGCGCCAGCCCCACGCCACATTCCTCCTGAAGAATACGCAGCTCTTCCACCGCATCCAGACTCAGCCAGTCGGCTTCATCAACCACTATCAGGCCACGCGTGTCCGGCAGGCGCTGGCGCAGCAGACGTGAGAGAGCACCACGGCGGTATGGTGCATCGCTGATACCCATTTTCAGAGCCAGTTCGTAAAGGGTTTCCAGCTCATTACTGCGGGACTTGCTGGCGGTGATGTGCCAGACGTTGTTACCACCTGCGGCATACTGCCGGATAGCCTTGGTCTTGCCGACGCCCGGATTGCCGTAAACCAGTACAATTGTCCCGGCCAGTTGCGCCCACGTCAGGGTGGCGAGGATTTTTTGTGAGGTCGGCGTTTCAACGAAATCCGGAGCCACCGGCAGCGAGGTTTTCGCGGCGTTATGACTTTCCAGCCAGGTATTCAGGCTTGCGGCAACAGTATCGTTATCTCCCTTGTATTTCCCGTTCAGAAACTGAGAGACCGTAGCCGTTGAGGTGCCGGTTTCCCGCGCCAGAGCTGCGCCTGAAATCGCTTTGCTGTCAATTAATTCACGAATGGCACTACGCACAACATCATGGTTAATTTGCGTCATGATTATTAATCCTGTATTTTTTTAATGGCCTGTACTTAATCAGGTATTAAAACTGTTTCACTTAATTCAAAAGCGGCGCTCACTACGTCGCTTTTTTATTTCCGCGCCTGTTTAGCCTTATTAACAAACTGCTGGAAAATAACGTCGTTTTCGCTTTGTGATTCCTGTATGTCCTCCACACGTTTGACGGTGTTACCCAGAGTAAACACACGCTCCACCACATGCCGTTCCGGTAATTCCGCATGCTCTGTCTTTGGTAGCAAGTCATTTACTTCAATCGCCGTCATACGGTTCAGTGCTTTGGTGGCTTTCTTCGTACTTTTGATCATCTCGCGGCGGGCACGGTTATGTTCACGTCCGGCCTCTGTATCGCCAAAGGCAACGGCGGCGCGACATTCAGCCATGCAGAGGAAACGGCCATCGAGGTCATAACACGCCACTTCACCGTGCAGGTTGCGCGGATCAAAACGAACAGTGATTTTGTGGGAACGGTGACTGACAAGCTGTTCACTCCAGTAGGTGTTTTTGCGGCCAAACAACGAACCGCCGCATTCCATAGTGAATTCGCCCGTCGGTTTCACACGAACCGCTTCCGCTGGCAGCATCAGTTGACGGATTTGCTCTTCTGTCATACGGGTGATAACTGACTGGCTGTAGCTGCGCTCAAATGCCTGGTCAAAGGACAGCTCACCCCGGCACATCTCAGTTTCGCGTTCGGTCTTCGCGTTGAACATGGCGACACCTTCGCTGATGGTTTCCAGGAACTCTTCCACATCCACCGCCCGGCTGCCGTAGTTCTCCGGTTTGGCGCTGACGTTTTCACCGGCAAATGCACCCGCCAGTCCGGGGTGTTTGTCGATATACTCACCCAGACCACCCACCCCGAAAGCACGTTCCACGGGTTTAGCCTGTCCCCAGCCTTTACCACCAATTACCCCCGTCCAGTGCAGCTTCATTCCCAGCAGAGGAATGATCCCCATCGGGTCATCAGGTTTGACTTTGAAGCGATAGCGGTTAGGCACACCACCGGACAACCACTTATTGGCTGCGGCGCGGGTGTTGTCGATGGTCACATGCTTCGGCTTGCCGTAAGCGCGGATGGTATCCATCAGGGATAAACGGATACTGTCGCTGTTCTCGGACACATCAGTACGCCAGCCGATAATTTTGCGGCTGTGGACGTCCTGCCAGAACCACGTCTTGGGCCTGATAATCTCGCCGTTGAACCAGCGCACAAACACGTTGTGCTGGTAACCATCGCCGTTGATCCACTCCATCGCGTGAAGATGTGCAACGGTACGCTGCTGAGACGGATACATCTGGGCCAGTGCATTTTCACCCTCGCGGGTGGCGACAACGATACGCGGGTCAACTTCACGCTCCAGCTTACGGCGTAGAGTGCGCTCTGCGGGAATAATCCAGCCATGCGCGTCAGCGGCTTTTTCCAAGCGTTCATAGCACTTGGAAAAGAACGGCGCTTCATTGCGCAGGTAATCACCCAGGAAAAACTGCCATGCTTCCTCAGAGATATCCGCTGTCCGTCCGGTCTGGCGTTTTTCGCGTACACGGCGATCAAGCAACACGGGTCCCCAGAGGTCGGGGCTATGGTCTTTCACTTTGTAGTACAGGTTGCGCAGCGTACCTTCACTGATTTGCAGTTGTTTCGCAGCCAGAGCAATCGCCTTGCGATTGCCGACGCCGGAAGCCATCAGTTCAGCCACCAGCGCGGCGGCTTTAGTGCGGCGTTCTGCATGCAGACGCTGTTCACCGGTAGCTTTCTCCCATGCAGACCACAGGCGCTGGCGCTCCAGGTCGTCAGCCGCCACACGCTCAGGCTCCTGCGGCAGTGTAATCAGACCGGATGAGGTTTCAATCAGACCACGGCCAGCCAGCAGCTCAGCACGGACTTCCGGTGGTAACACAGAGATGTGGTATTCAAATGCTTTTGTGCCAGCACGTTTGCGGCGCAGTTCGCTACGGCCACAAACCAGATCCTCTAATTTTTTACGGGCGTTAGACTCAGCCTGCGGGAAACCACAGACGCCAATACATTCTTTTACTGATACCCAAAAATCCATCATGCAACCTCTTTAACAGTCAGATCGTGATAACGCGAAGGCCAGATGTCACATGGCTTCATACCGAGGAAGTCAGCAATAATCTTTTCCCCTTTAGGCCAGTGATGGCGGAACACATTACGTAATGTGGACTCCGCTAACCCATGACTCCGGGATAACTGACTGGTCGTCATTCCGCGTTTTCTAATCGCTGCTTTGATGTCTTCAGGGTGCCAGTCTTGGCTTTTGGTCATCATTCTGCGATCCTTAAACATTTACTCGTTGCGGTGAACCGTACAGTTCACCCTTACGTGTAAAAATATAACACACAAAAAATCGAATTCAATCTTTTTATCAATCTTTTCTGAATTTGATTAACTCTAAATAAATCGAATTTAAGTCTTTGTTTTTAGTTAATTCAGTCTTTTTGAATCTGAATAAATCGAATCGAATTTTTTATACACCAAGAAAAAATCGACAATAGGAGATGATGATGGATGTACAAACTTGGTTTACAGCTCAAGAGTGTGCGGGGATGCCTGGCTTTCCAAGCGGAGTCTCCAATGTACGTAAACAGTTAGAAAAACTCTCGGAAGGGTTGGAGGGAGTTCGGCGGAAACGGGGCGGAACTAAAGCTACGGAATACCACATATCAATACTGCCTGCACGGACCAAAAATTATCTTGGATATAGCGACGCAGGACAGCCATCTGAAGGGCTTGGAGAGGCAAAAAGTGGTTTAGCAAATGATGAGAAGAAAGCCCTCTGGATGATGATTTATCACGGCATGACAGAAGCCCAGCGTGAAGCTGTTGTTGAAATATTTATCACTGGCGGCTTAAAGATGCTTATGCCTGCGGTGCTTGAGCTATCCGACTCAAATCAGGTGCAGCGGAAAGAGATTTTCGAACAACGTAATTCCGATGAACAGGTTAGCCCAGCGTCGAGTGTAAGCACGCAAAGCAAAGCTGGCTGATTCCTCGTATGCGCAATTGGCTGGCTTTAGTTTTGTACCTCCATGTAATAACGTTTTAAGCCGATTTTAAATCCCATTAAACACTTTTAAATAATCGGCAGTGCGATCCAAGTCTATATGACAATTTATTAGCTTTGGTATCGAATGATCCAAAATTGTCACCGTGGCTAATTTTCTACCAGTTAGCTAACATGGCGTAGCGCCAAGCCTTGCGACTCAAGGCCTCCTCCCGTTTATTCCCACGAATTTCCGGTTGTTTCCGGGTTCCCTGTTTGATCCATACATAGCTGTCCCTAGTCACCTACAGCACCGCGCAAATCGCGGTGGCC